CCCGCCCGCTGGCTCATGGAGGAGGAAATGGTCGCGCAGCAACGAGCCGCCCGCGCCCAAGCTCAACAGCAGGCCATGCAGGCCGAGCAAATGGAGCGCACCGCAAGCGCACTTGGTAAGGCCGGTGCGGTGAAGCAGGACTCGATGCTTGCCGGGATGCTCCCCGGCATGATGGGACAAGCGTGATGGCTCCCGAGGACAAAGCCGCCGCCCTTCGGCGCGAGCGCGAGCGCCAGAAGGTCACCAACGCCTACCATCGTGTGTTCAGCACCAAGGAAGGCCAAGCGGTCATCGCCGACCTCAAGGCGCAGTTCGCCACCGAAAGCCAAGTCTTCCTGCCTGGTTACGATTTCAACCCTGTGGTCGCCGCCCTTCGCGATGGCCAGCGCGGTGTCGTCCTTCACATCGAATCGGTCCTCCGCAGGCCGGTCATCGCAGACGGCGACATCGAAGCCCCCAAACGAAAGGTTAAAAAATGAGCAAAAAAACCGAACCCAAAAAAGACATCCCGCCCGCACCCGAAATGGAGCAGATGCTCGGCGACAAGACCCCTGCCTATGTCGAATGGATGCGCGATTACCACCCGCAGGAATTCGCGATCCGCTACGCCGGACGCCGCACCCATCTCGGTTACCACCCGCATCAAAACTGACGAGCAGTTTTGACTGATACCATTTATGGAAGACACCATCGATACCTCCTCCGAGCAGAGTCTGCTCGACACAGGAGCCGACAGCACCAACACCGCAGCGCCCGCCGCTTCGGAGACGACCACCACCACCACGCAACCCTCAACCAGCTGGGTGAATCCAGACGGCACCTTCGGAGAAGGATGGACTAACAACCTCCCCGAGGATTCCGCCGCCTACAAAGACACGCTCGCGAAATACAAGAGCGTGCCCGACATGGCGAAGGCGCTCGCGAATGCGAATGCGCTGATCGGGAAAAAGCTCGGCGTCCCCAACGAAAAATCCTCGCCCGAGGAGGTCGCCGCTTTCCGCCGTGCGATGGGCGTTCCCGAGTCGCTGGAGGAATACAAGTTCGCTCCCGAGGCACTCCCCGAGGGGATGACATGGAGCGACGACATGGCGAAGCCCTATGCCGAGATCGCTCACAAGCACGGCATCCCGCCATCGGCCATGAAGGAACTCGTCGCGCAACACGCGAAGACCGAAATGTTCAAGCTAGAGGCGATCCAAGCCACCTACGAGAAGCAACGCACCGAGGCCGTGGCGACCTTGCAAAAGGAATGGGGAAATGATTTCGGAAAGAACATCGGACTCGCCAAGCAGGCCGCGAAGATCGCCGGGGTCGATGCGAATTCCCATGGGTTCAGCGATCCTGAAGTCGTGCGTGGATTCGTTCGCATGGCGCAAATGATGAGCGAGGACAAGGTCGGTCGCTCCATGGGTGGCACGGAATTTATGACCGGCGCGGCCCGCGCCAAGGACATCATGTCGAACCCCGACAACACTTGGCACAAACGCTACATGGATGGCGACCGCGAAGCCGCTGCGCTCGTCACCTCCCTGCTCAAGCAGGGATGAAAAACTGCGGGGTAGTGAAAAGGTATCACACCAGTTTCATAATCTGGAATTCCGAGTTCGACTCTCGGCCCCGCTAATTTTTGACTGATACCTCGGAGTGTGCTACACACTCCTTCGTCAGAGCAGACACCTCCTCGTTGAGCCTGCTCCCTAATACCCGCCGCCGCTGACCCCTCACGGGACACTCGGAAAAGCGAAGGGAGCAGAACAAACCATCAGTTTCGACTGATACCAACTCAACCCAATTCAAGGAGAATAAAATGCCCGATCTAAACGGAGTTCTGACGAACATCCCCAACCACTTCACAACCCAGTTCGATAGCAACTGGAAACACCTCGTTCAGCAAAAGAACAGCAGGCTGAAAGAATATGTCACCCTCGATTCCATCGAAGGGAAGGAGAAATCCTACAACCAACTCGACGCAACCTCGATGACGCAGATCACGGATCGCTCACGCGACACCAGGATCACCGATCAAGTGATGGCCAAGCGTTGGATTCGTCCGCAGCAATATGACTGCGCCAAACTTGTTGACGAATGGGATGAGCAGTTCCTCGGCGAAGTCGTTCTTCCGACCAGCCCAATTATCCAGAGCCACGGAGCAGCCTACGCTCGCACTTGCGACAAGGTAATCATTGACGCCCTCGGTGGGGCAGCTTCCACCGGACCTACTGGCATTGTTCAAACCGCATTGCCAGCCGGTCAAAAAATCGCAGTTGGCTATGTCGAGTCCGGCACCGCCGCCAATAGCGGCCTCACCATCGCCAAGCTCCGCGCTGCGAAGTTCCTTTTCGACAGCAACGAGGTTGACGAGGAAGAAGAGCGCATCATCGTGGTCTCGGCCAAACAGCTTCAAGACCTGCTCCGTGACGATAAAATCACAAGCGCAGACTACAATACGGTCCGCGCCCTTGTGGACGGCACTTTGAACACCTTCATGGGTTTCAAATTCCGCCGCAGCCAACAGCTCCCGTTGGCCGTCGATATCCGCTCCTGCTTCGCCTATGTGAAGAGCGGCATCGTCCTCGCCGAGCGTGGCCTCAAGACCCACATGGACATCCGCACCGACCTCTCGCACTCCCTTCAAATCCGTTCCGTGGCCAGCCTCGCTGCCGTGCGTATGGAAGAGAAGAAGGTCGTCGAGATCGCCTGCGACGAAGTCCTCTAAGTTCCCGCACCCCGCTGGCAGACCGGGAAATGTCTGCCACCCAATTTTTCAATCTGTGATCTGACCGCGCCTCAATGACAGACATCCAAATCTGCAACCTCGCTCTCGCCCGCCTCGGTGATTCCCGCATCACCGCACTCACGGACGCGACCGCACAGGCGCAGTATTGCTCTCTGTTCTACACGCAGACGGTCGAGGAACTCCAAGCCGAGTTCGATTGGCAGTTCTGCCGCAAGCAGGTTTCCCTCACCAGCGGCACGGCCCCGCTTACCGGCTACTCGGTTCAATACACCCTGCCCACTGACTTCATCCGGGCGATCCGCCTTGGCAATATCGACGCCAGCGAAAATTTCGGCACTTGGGAAATCGTTGGAACTAACCTCCATACGAACCTCACCTCTCCGGTCGCGCTCGACTACATCGCCAATATCACGACGCCCACCTCGTTCCCGGCGATCTTCACCGAACTTCTTTCGATCAAACTCGCCGCCGTCCTCGCGATGCCTCTTACCGGCAGCAAGGACTTGTTCACCCAACTTGCCGAGGTCTACGGCGCGACATTGCAAAAGCCTGCGTTCCTCCACGCCACCGAGCGGGTCGGAAGGCAACGCGCCACCAATTCCATCTCCACGCAGGCCGACATCGTCCGGCTCGCGATCCTTAAGACCGGCACCGCCGATGGCTACAAGCCCAACGGACAAGCCGCGATGCTGGGCAATTCGTTTTTCGATCAAGCCCGCAACGAACTTCTTTCGGAGTTCGATTGGTCGTTCGCCCGCACCTCGTCCTCGATCACAGCCGATGCAGCAAACCCCGTCACCGGCTACGCCAAACGCTATGCCCTGCCCGCCGGGGCGCTCGCTGTGCTTCGGGTCAACGAGGTCGATGCCAGTGAGAATTTCTCAGTCTGGGAGGTGGTCGGGGGATTCATCCACACCGAAGCCGCCTCGCCGATCCTTGCGGAGTTCACAACGACCGTTACCGACATCACCAAGTTTCCCGCGATTTTCATCGACCTTCTTGTAAACAAGATCGCCATGCGCCTCGCCATGACAACCGGCGATGCGGGCCGCATGGAGATTCTGGCCAAGGAAACGGAATTCATTTTCCAAAAGCCCGGCTTTTCAAAAGCGATTGAGAAAATCGCCCCAATCCGGCCATCGGTCGCATTGAGCGCCACGGAAATCTGCAAGCAGGCCGTCATGCGTCTTGGAACCACGGACTCGCTAAGTCAGACCGGCGGACACCCAGCTTTGTTCGCCCATTCCTTCTACGAACAGGCGCTGGAAGAACTTCTCGCGGACCTCCCTTGGGCCTTTGCCAAGAAGCAGGTCAGCATCGCCGTCAACGCCACCGCTCCGACCCAAGGCTACGCGAGACGCTACGCGATTCCCACGGATTTCTTGCAACTCATCCGAGTCAACCAAATCGATACAAGCGAGAATTTCGGCCAATGGGAGATCGTTGGCGGGTTCATTCACACCGACCTCGGTTCGCCGATCATCATCGACTACACGGCCAACATCACCGATGTGACGCAATTCCCGCCTCCCTTCGTCGAGGCGCTTATCGCCCGGATCGCCGCCAAGATCGCCCTCCCGCTCACAGCCAAGCCCGACATCGCCACCGCGCTCGCTCAAGCCGCAGCGGAAACCCTCAACCGCCCAACCATCCAAATCCTCATCGAGAAATCCGCGAAACCCCGCGCCGGGTCTGCCGCCAACTCAGTCTCCGAAATCTGCCGCCAAGCCATCCTTAAGGTGGGTAGCGCCGAGGCATTCAAGCCTTACGGGGAGCCGATGGCCATCGCGCAGTCCCTCTTCGATCAGACGCGCAACGAACTCCTCGCCGACTTCGATTGGCAATTCGCTCGCGTTCAATCCTCCCTCACCGCAGATGGGACGCCTCCCGCCTTCGGCTACACGACCCGCTACGCCCTGCCTAGCGCCACCCTCAAGGTTCTTCGCGTCAATGGTGTCGATGAAGACGAGAACTTCGGAAACTGGGAAATCGTCGGTGGGTTCTTGCACACGAATTTCACTTCGCCTGTCAAGGTCGAGACGACCGCCATCGTGTCCGACGCCACCAAATTCCCGCCGGTCTTCGTGAATATGCTCACGGTCACCCTCGCGATGAAACTCTCCCAACTCATGGATTTCCAAGCCGCCCCAGCCGCCCGCTAAATGAAGACCGA